CATAGTGAGCCCAGACGCAGTTCTGGCAATCTCGGTTCGAGCAATTAATTGAGCTCGGCTTTCTGCCACCTCACCGGTTTGCAATATGTCACGCTTTATCTGGTCAGCCCGTGCACCGGTAATCAAGTTTTCTAATGTCAACTTGTGAACACGGTCAGCTGCTTCAGTTGGTAAACTGGTTATTAATCTTACCTGCTCGTTCAGAAATTCTTGCAACACAAAACCGGTTGGTGCTTCCTGAATCTCTTTACGTAAATTCCTACCAATTTGATTGCCCATCTCAATCCAAGCAAATTCATCTTTTCGGGCAATACGGGTAACCATCTTTTCAGCTACACTTCTTGCCCAAGGTTCAACGGTCTTGGCATAGTCACGTAATACCTTTTGCAACTCTATAGAATTACGAACAACTCCTCCAGGAGCCATCCCTTTTACAATATGATCAATCTGACGAGTAAGCTGCCGCAAAGAACGCAGGTATTCAGCTTCCAACCGACTTGCCACGGCAAACCGTTCTTTCGCTTTGTGTCTTAATTCTCTGTCTGATAAATCGTCTTTGGTTAACACAGATTACTTTCGATATCCGCCAAAATACATACCATTAGATTTTAGTCCGGTTCCTACTCCTACTATTCTTTTGTTTACTCTTCCTATCAATTTACCAGCTTCATTGGTCCAAGTAACTCCGGAATGCATGGAGTTGACATGTGCCTTAAATGCTGATTCATTTTTAAAATAAGTTTCAAAAAGAGAGGGCAATGATTCTGCATCTTTGGTTTTTGTCTTAGCAATATGAATATGAATATGTGTGGTCATTTATCTTCCTTTTCTAACTGGGTGGGATTTCCTTCTTGTTCTAGATTAACTCCTTCAGGAATAGGTGGTCCGGCAGCTTCAGCTTCGGCAATCATCTCGTCTGTTATGTTTGTAAAGATGCCTGTTACTAGTGAAGACTGGCGCAACTCTTTCAAGGCAGTCGCCCGATCAATCAAACCTGATTCTTCTACTTTGGATACAGTATCGGCAACCTTGCTAGCCACGTCAGCTTTGGTCTCATCCGACATTTGCCACAGTGAACGGAAACTAATCCGGGTACCTTCTGGGAAAACTATCCCCTCAGATGCCGCCATGGCGCGATAGACTTTTGTTATCCCTACTCGTAATTCTTTTTCCTGCTGTTGATTGATAGTATCATAATAATTACGTAGATCGGTTTCGCCAGTACTGAATCCCATCGGTGACTGACCGAACAACCGAACCAATGGAATTTGTAATGCACCGGACAACTGTTGACCAAATTGGGACAATGCATCTGACAAACCACCGAACGCACTATGCGAATCCGCAGTCATATCATCTTCGGCATCAATTAGAGTGATACCCTCGATCCCTTGGAATCGGCGCATCATGTCTACATATTTAGTAACACCGTTCAAAGCTTCACCGCCCATGGAAACTACTTCACGCAAATCTTTAATCTTCATCGTGCGCAGGTAAGACTTGTAAACCAATTGGGCGGCACCAGTGGTAGCTGAATCAAAAGCAATCATACGATCATACAAACGTTCAATGACGGATAGACCCCAAAGATTTTCCATTAGGCGCTGCCAGTAAGGTAAACGAATACCTTCTAACCGGATGCAGCGACTATGGTGAATTTTCATACTTGACAATGCAGGTGCCTGAGCAGTAACAGTGTAGAATTTTGGAAGTCCTAGACTTGGACCATAATCGGTAACAAGATCATTCAGGCTTGGTTCAACCATCCAGCGGTCTAGACTTAATAGTCCACAGAATTGGTCTTTGCGAATGGTGTTCAGTCGTAACGGTGTTTCTGGATCTTGACCATCTATCAATATAACCGCAATTGCGCCACCATATAAACGTGCCCATTTAATTGTGTCATTTAATGCGCCCCAGATATTCAAATTAACGCCGACTTCAGATAAACGGGCGATATCTTCGGGTTTCATTTCACCATGTATGTCAATACCTGCACGGGTCATATCATCAGCCACTACGTCGATGGCAACGCCGCCCAACCATGATCCCCGATGTACCCATTCTAAAAGAGTGCGGTTACGGGTTACAGGATTGAAACCGTACGAAGAAGAGCTCATGGCATTGTCAGCGCCGATACCTAGATTATGTTGGAAGTTTACGAAACTGTCAGCGGTACTACTTTTACCTACTTTGGCGCGTGCTTTTGCATCCTGATTGGTTGCAGTTTTGGCAGTTCTAACTACGCTCTTACTTTTCGGCGGTGATTGCTGCATAAGGGATTGCTCCGGATTGATACAAGTAGACCTTTCCATTATATATTTGTATTATTTACTGGGTTATTGGTAATTGATCCTTTATTTTGAATTATTTTAGATTATTTTTGGAATAAGTAGTCATCATGAGGCATCACTAAAAGAATTGCTCCGGTGCTGCCCAGAATGTCGTGAACGGATCAACCTCGTCCGAGATTCATCCAAGTAGAAAGGTTATTAGTTGCCAAGGCATTGAAAGCATCAGCCGAGGCATCTACTTGGTCATCGTGGCTGGTGCCTAGACCGAAGGCTTCCAGCTCTGAAAAGTAAGCCTCGTTCCAAACACCTCGAAGAACATCCACGTTACCCGCTTGCCATTGTGCCGAAAAGGGCTCAGCACGAGTAACCTTATCACCCGAAATTCGTTCTGTGGTAATGCTGAATCCTGCTAATTCTTTGGTATAACTTTCACCTTGTTCCTTACCAGCTTGACCTGGATCGATTGCCATATGAACTTTAACTCTTCTGGAATCATTTATTGCTACCCGTTTAACCAGCTCACGTACTTTAGCACTTCTGAATCGCTCATGTATACAATCCAAAACAATATATTTACCATTCTTACGAACTGCAATCAATACTCCAGCTGTCCAGTCTGGGTCTTTATTTGCTTCACTTGGTTCAGTAGCAGCAAGATCCCATGCCCTGACCAATTTGACAAGGTCGTCCGGTACGGTATCCACAATAGTACATTCACTTCTCTTGAAATACATACCAGTCACAGTCCGGACTTTCCAGTTTCCATGAAGCAATCGTTCCCGCTCCACCCTTGTTAGTGCCATCAAGTTAGCCTTGTAGTCCGGATCAGCATCTGTTAGTGCTTTATTGTCGGATAACTTAGCAGGAATGAAAGTCATTGACTTTGGACGGACCTGATCCTCATGGTCATCCGGAAGATCAGGTTTACCGTATTTATCGATAAGTTCTTGTCGACTGTCCGCCCACACAATCGCCTCGGCGACTCGAATGAACCAGCGAACCACTCCACCGCGTTCAGGAATAGGGTATCCCGTTTCTTGATCGATCCACCAAGCAATGAACTCGGCTACCCAACTTTCACTGTCTGGATTTGTCGTTGCGCGGACGTATGGTTTAACACCACACACGGAGCGGTTGCGGGATAACATGTAGAAAAACTGGGCTTGTGAAAAATGGGTAAGCTCATCAAACACTATCAAAGGTATCTGGGATCCTTGCCAATCAAGAACAGAATTCTCATATTCTAAATGTCCCATTTTCACTTTGCCACCCTTTGGCCACCGCCATTCCAGGATGGTGGCAACAGGCTGACCACCGGCGAGAGGATAGAGTTTCATTGACTCATCCCATAGACCACCAGGATTACGTATATGAGTAGCATTCTTTCGGAAAAAGACAGCGAAAAAGTCTTTTACGCTAGTAACATAGCGGAGTGCTTCCAGCAGGATAGCAAAAGATTTTCCAGAACCTGCCGCGCCGCCATAAATGATTATATCAGCATCGATGGATAGAAAATCTTCTTGAGGTCCTGCCTGCGGTTTAATTACTTTGCGATAAGGTACATTTCTTGGTTTATTATTCTTGTTGGTAAGAGCAGCCACAGTTTACCCCTCGTTATTATTCTCGCGACCATTATTCGGTAAATAGAATTGAACAATTGAAGCTTCTTTTTCACCATCGGGATCAGTAGCAGCTATCTTAGTCGGTTTATCCAAACCCAGCAAACGGGAGCGGCGTTCTTGAATACGCAACAAACGGTCAATAGCTGCCAATACCGGACCGGAATCTTGAATACGAACAGTTACCGGATTCTCGTTTTCATCCAGGACAGGTCTACCATCAGCATCCTCCACAATATCTCTAACTACAGCTCCTGAACTAATAATAGGATGAAACCGCTGGAGCACTTCCATAGCATCTGTATACATTTTATCAAGGCGGACTACTTCCAGCTTGCGTACATCGGCTACATTGTCCAGGATAATTGATTTTAAGGCTTGGCGATATAATTTGCGAACATAGGTTTCTGAATATCCCAAAGCTTGAGAAATGGTAGCGAAACTTGGATTGTCACGATACATTTCCAAGATTTTATTCTGAACATGCTTAGTGTTTTCGCTCGGCGTAGCGGTATTACGAGTTCCCTTATCACTTGGCGAACCAGTAGTAGATTGATAACAGTCTTTTGGTGCTCGAAATCGTGCCATGTTAGGATGCCCTTAATGAATAGCCTAAGAATATCCTAACCTAGCACGGATATCAACCGTAGGTAGATCCC